CGGGGCCGGTGGTGGAGATCACCGCACCGTGCGTCTGGTTGTTGATGAACCGGACCGAGGCAACACGCACCTGGGTGGCGGCGCCACCGACGTTCAGGCCGACGTTGCCCTGCTGGATAACGCCACCAGTGACCTGCACGTTCTGGGGTGAGCCGTTGGCATTGGCCTCGATGCTGACGTTGGCCGCTCCGGTCTGGGGACCGAGAGCGTCGAGGTTGAGGACGAACGTAGCAGCACAGTTGCCGATCACCCGGAAAGCCACACCGGTTCCGCCGGTGGTGGCGTTCATCCACGCGAAGACGTTCTCACAGAGGACATCCCAGGCATCCTCGATACGGATGCCATCCAGGTTGGCAGACCCTCCAGAGTTCAAGCCAAGGAAGCGGGTGAAGATGTTGGAGAGTTGGGTGTTGGCTGCGGTGTTGCCAGAGGCGTTGTCGCCCTTGATGTAGATACCGCCAGCACAGGACTGGATCTTGACGTTGTCGAACTGGCCGCCATGGATGGTGCTGGAGGAGTTCGCGAACAACTTCACGGCGTAGCCGTTGATGTACAGCACCTGAGCGCTGAACATCTTGAACGCCAGGACGCCGGTAGCTACGATGCCGTCAGCGACAGGGTTCGAGGTGGGCGTCGCGCTAGCACCACGGATGGTGATATCGCGGAACACCACATCGTTCTGGGTCACACTGAACAGCGACGAGCCGGTGAAACCAGCAGCCATGACGATAGAGGTGCAGCCCTGGCCGGTGCCCATCACCGTGATAGCGTTGCTGATCACGATCGGCGCACTAGAGTTGACCAGGTAAGAGCCAGGCGGGAAGTAGAGGATGCCTCCGGCTGAGCCGAGCACGGTGAGGCTAGCGTTGATCGCAGCCAGATCGTTGGTTACGCCGTCGCCCTTGGCTCCGTGATCCTTCACGTTGACAACCAGGGTGTCCCTGGTTACGCTCGTGTTATCACCCTGCGATCCGCCACCATCGTTGGCGACAACGCGGGAGTTAGCACCGCTCAGGTCGAGCGGGCCGAACGACCACGAACCATCCGTGATGATCCGGTTGTAGGCGATGGTGTTGTTCCCCCCGCCACCGTTCGAAGACTCACGGATAGCATCCCGAGATACGCCAGCGCCTGGAGCGCTGGTGATGGTGTTGCCTAGGACGATGTTGTCAGAGGTGCCGAACTCCAGGTAGATAGCAGAAGCCTGCCCGGCGGTACCTGCGATGCCCGGAGAGAACAGGGTGTTGCCGATAACCACACACTTCTGTCCCGCGATGAAGATGTTGTCGCCAGACAGCCCATCAAAGTTGCTCGCCTCGATCTTGGTGGACTTGGCGTTCTGGACCCAGACGCCCTTGGCGTTGTTGCCACCGTTCACGAAGTTGCAGCTCACGATGAACTGAGTACCAGCCTCGTCGAAGATCGCAGCGGCGTTCGCACCAGCCCCGCCGAGGAACTCGAAGTCGCAGAACTCGATCTGGTTCTCATCGCTGGAATTCATGCGGATACCGCGACCGGCTCCAGCAGAGCCGGTGGTCTGGTCGAACAGGCAGCCGACGACTCGGTTGTTGTGGCCGAACGCGCTGCTGTTCTGACCGCCGAGGAACAGGGACTCATCACGGCAGAAAGTGAAGTGGATGTTGTCGAACCGGCAGGCTACAGCACCATGGGCGTCGATACCACCAGAGGTGGCGGTCTGCTGAAGGTGGTTGCCGTCGATCTCAAGATCTCGGATGACCACTCGTGTGTCATTCCCGGCGAACTGCATCACGTAGCCGTTGACCCCGTTGGCCAGCTTGAGGCTGGACGCCCAGCCGGTACCCTGGATGATCAGGCCCTCGATGGCGGGGATAGAGAGGCTCGTTCCGATAAGGTACACGCCAGCAGGGATGAACACCGGACCGCCAGTGGAGACGGCCGCGTTGATCGCGGCCTGGATAGCGGGAGCATCGTTGGTGACGCCGTCGCCTCTGGCCCCGAACTGCGGGTCCTTGACGTTCAAGGACAGCGCCGAGATGCTACCGTCCAGCTTGGTGAGTTCCGCGTTCAGCGGTACGTCCCAGTCGGCCGTACCCCTGGAGATGGGGGTGTAAGTCACAGTCCGTATCCTCCTTCTCCGAACCCGCCTTCGCCGAAGCCTTCGCCCGGCACGAGCTGGAAGTTGCTGTCGTCTGCGGCACCGGAAGAGATGATGCAGTCCTTGACGTCGGTAGTCACGATGTGCTCGTACCCTCCACGGAAGTAGTGCAGCCCCTCCCTGGGGGCTGGCCAGAACGCTGTGTCATCGGCGTTCGGGTTGGGCGGTAGGTTCACCGCCCCGATCTCGTTGGTGTAAGCGTCGTAGCGCACCTGCTCGTAGACGCACGGTGAAACTTCTACGACGCTCACCCCGCGATTCATCCTGAACCGCTCCATGAGCGGGTTCCACGCAAAGGGGGCCTCTGCCACCGTTGGCGTGGTGAAGATCCAATCGGCCATCGAGGCCCCCTTCTTGTCACTGAGAGTTCAGAGTGAACCACTGCGTACCATCGGACACGATGGTACAGCGACCGGTGACACCACCCACGGTGCCAGCGGTCATCGCGAACGTGGTCGCACCGTTGATGGTCTCCGAAGCGTTGCCGTCCAGCGTGGCTACACCGGTGTTGGTGCAGATGAACTGGTAGACACGACCCGGCTGGGTCGTGGCGACAGGCGGCAGGGTGATGGTCTTGGTGGCGCTGTTCGTGAGAACAATCACATAGTCGTTGGCCGTAGCCGTGTACGTCGTACCCGCAACCGTGGTCACGGTGTACGAAGTGTTGTCAAACCCGGACATGTTCCTCCTTGAATGGAAGAGGGGGCCCGAAGGCCCCCTCAACTAGATCAGGCCGCGTTGCGGGCCGAGCTGGTGGTCTGAGCCACGATCAGCGACTCCGGACGGTACAGAGACCAACCGGCGACGCCGTACCAGCCGAGCGGCTGGAAGCGGGTCAGCTTGTCGACGACCGGACCACGAACCGTGTGGAACTCCTCCGCGACAGCCTCAGCAAGAGCCTGCTGGCCGGTGTAGTAGGTGTTGTACACACGGGTCTGGGTCGAGCCGGAACCCGCACCAGTCTGGGTGTTCTGCGTACGAGGAGTCTCGATGTAGCAAGCACCCTCGTACTCACCGATCTCGCCAGCCCAGATGTTACCGGCTGCCGAGTAGTTGTGAGGATCGCGCCACGCAGCCGCACCGGTTTCACGTCGCAGGTCGTAGGAGACCTGAGGGTGGATGTGGGCGGTGTAATAGCTGTCCTTGTTCGGGTGAACCTTGTTCGTTCGGAGCTGGACCGGGGCGAACCGAGCCATGTCCGAGGTGAACACGTCGGTGCCCGTGATCGCCGTCAGGGCGATCGGGTTGGTCGGAGTAGAGCCGAAGCCGTAGCCGACCGTACCGCCACCACGCCGCAGGGTCTGCGTACCCGCAGCCAGGACGTTCTGAACCAGAAGGTCGATAGAGTCGACCAGGTTCCACGCCACCTGATTGACGAGACCGGCGGTCACGTCGGTGAACGAGAACAGGTCCAGCTTGTTGCTGACGAGGATCGCGTTACCGTACTCGTTCAGAGTTACGGAAACCGTGGTCGGGTTACCGGCCGCGACGGCGTCCGGGTCGACCAGCTCGTTCAGCGGGGTGATAGCCTGCGCCAGGTCCTGGTACAGGGAGAACACGACGGATGAGCCAGGCATGGCCTGCTGGACCGGTCGCTTGTCGGCCATCTGCCGGAACAGGGGCTGGGCACGGAGAGCGAACTCAAGAGCGCGGTCATACGCGGTCTGTACGAGGTTCGCCAGTGCGGCTGTGCCGGTAAAGGCGTTAGCCATTTGTCACTCCTTCATGGGATTCAGGGTCAGACTCCGTTCATGTTCTGGAACGAACGGATAAGACCCTGGAGATCGGTAGCGTCGTTGATGGCTGCCTGAGCAGCCTCTACGTTGCCCACGGGCGTCCCCTCCGCACCCGCTGCGCTCAGCCTTTCGAACTGAGACTGCATCGACGGGGGAAGCGTGGGCGTGATGGGCTGTTCAGGTGTAGCCTGGGGCCGTGCTCCGCCGAACGTGGCCTTCATGGTGTCAACCCATTCCTTGGCCTTCTGCGGATCGGCGGGACCCTGGTACACGTTCTGTGCACCCGGAACCCCAAGGGATTCGAAGACGGTAGCCATCTTCTCGCGAGCCTGATCTTCCAGGAAGCTCGTCAGCTTCTGGCTGAGATCCTCGTTCTGCTTCTTCATAGCTTCGTACGCGTCACGGAGTGCCTTCGGGCCGTTGCCTTCGCCGTTGCCCAGGCCGTTGTTCGCGCCAGTGTTATCTTCGAAACCCCACTCGGACATGATGTCCCTCCCATAAGGTGTGCACGCCAATAAGCCAGCCCGGGGAGGCTGGTCACGCTCGTGCGATGGATGCCGGACTTGTTACAAGCATGGGGCCGGTCGGTCCATGCATGGTGGGCGCCGGGGACTTGAACCCCGGCGTATTCCGTTCGCCCTTACTGTGCTCCACCAGACTGGCCAAGGCCAGCACGGGAACCACCAGAGGCGCCCCCGAAGGCGCCTCGTTCCTGACTGAGGAGTCCAGCCTTCTTGGCTGTAGCTCCAGCGTCGCCCTCAAGGGCGGCCTGCTCGGACTCTCGCTGGGTCCATCCCTGGCCGTACATGCCGCCAAGGTTCTGCATCGTACCCAACTCGTTGGCCACCTGGGCGTAACCCTGAGCGGCGGCCTGCTGGCTGACGCCCTCGGTAGCCAGCTGCTCGGCGTAGGACTGGTCGAACGCCAGGCCTTGCTTCAACGCCTCGGCACCGATCTGTGCGGTAGCCGCCTGCTTCTGGAGCAGCGGCATAGCCTTCGTCGGATCGAGGTAGTAGGCTGCGAGGTGAGCGTCATCGATACCCATCTGGTTCAACGCCTGACGATAGGCGGGAGAAGCTAGTGTCGTGGCCTGCGTAGCCAGGTCCACCCTCGACTGAATCTCGGACGGCGAGGTGTTGTTGCCGATCCATGTGGCGAAGTCGGAAGGCTGATCGTAGAAGCTGGACGGAAGGCCAGCTGCCTTCATCACCTGCTGGTAGGCTGCCTCGGTGGACAGGTACTCGGCAGGCGACAGCACCGGAAGCCCGGCCTTCATGCGCGCCTGGTTGCCAGCGAACCTGGCCTTGTACTCCGCAGTGTCCTGAAGCAGGATGGAGATGGTATCGCTGCTGTAACCGTTCTTGACGTAGTCGTAGATCTTACCGGCGAGGCTGCCGAGACCGTACGAGTTGAACAGCGACTGTACCGCCATGTAGGCATCGCGGTTGCTGCCGGTCAGCAGCTTCTCGTACTGGCCGGTCGCCCTGTAGTACTTGTTCTGAGCGCTGGCCAGGCCCTTGTTGTTGTCGATGGTGGCAGCCTGCACTCGCTTCAGCGAGACGTTCACCAGGGCGAGCTGTTGCTTACTCTTGGCGTCCTTGCGTCCGCCCAGGGTCTTGGCCTGCTGCTGGAGGCTGGTAAGCTGACGCTTCAGCGTCACCTGCTTCGCCTGATACATCTTCAGCTGGAGCTGAAGAGCGGTCGTCTGGTCGACACTGGTAGGCTGTGTGCTGATCGTGAACTGCGCTGGGGTTGTCATCGCCCTCCTTTCAGTACTTCACGCCGAAGTCGGACAGGACTTGGTGGGCGACTTGCATCATAGAGTTCTGGGCGTTCTGCGTGGACTTCCAGCGAGGGTCGTTGCGCAGGTCGTTCTCGAACTGCCACAGCGGCTTGGACTCGCTGGCTCCGGTGGTCGGGTTCTTGTACTGCAAGGCGGCCTTGATCGTCTTGTCCTGGAGGGACAGCGACCCGGCAGGCACCTCAAGGATCGTCTGCATCGACTGGATGTACGGTGAGGCTATGTCGGCCATCGTCTGGCCTGCGTCTAGCTGCTTGGAGTACTGGCCGTACGTTGCCTTCGCCTGCTTGAGGATCTGATCCTTGTAGTCCTGAAGCGCTGCCACGCCGCGAATAACACTGCGAGCGTTAT